TTAGTTTTGATGTCTTTCCTTTTTTCATTCTTCATACCTTATAGGTTTATTGTTTTAACAAATGTAAGTGAAAAAATAAAATTTGTCAAAATTCAAAAAAGTCCGTATATTTATATATAAAAACAAGAAAATTTTATGATTATAATTCAGGTAAAAAATGCGGGATCTATCGAACAAGCACTTAAACAATATAAGTTTAAAGTGTATCGAACAAAACAATTGGAAAAATTAAGAGAACGTCAAGAATTTACCAAAAAATCAGTTAAAAAAAGAGAACAAAATAAAAAAGCGGCTTATCTACAAAAAAAGAAGTCTCAATTAGAATCTTGATTTTCTTCCGTCTTTTTTTCTTTTTGTATTTGATGTAGGATATATCCTGAAATCCCAAACTCAATTGTTGCCCACATTACTATGTCAGTCATAGTTAAATCCGGATATTTCTTTAAAAGAAAAAAAACCATTCCCCACTGTGCAACAATAAATGCTATACCGGACTCAAGTCTTTTTTTGGAAAAAAAAGATGGTTTATGTGAGTATATCCTTATAATCTCAGTGATACCCTTTTTTATGTTTCCCCAACCAAAAAAGAATTTTCTGTTATTCATAATCCTTGATTTAACTTTCTTAACTTGTAAAGATTGTATTTGTCGTATTTAGACTCACTGATTTTTTTGATCGTATTTTCGATAGTATCTTTTAATTCGGTTTCTTTTGATTCATTTAAAGAAACTTTTAAATTTGAAATTACATTTTCCTTTAAGGTATCGATTTCAGTTTTGATTTCACTTTCAGTTAAAGATGACAACTCAACTAATTCTTTTCTTTCAGATTCACTAATATTTGCAAGCTCATCATTCAATTTGTTGTTGGCCACTTTTAACATTGTGTTAAGAGGAAGATTGATTGATTCTTTAATTTCTTTTTTCTCTTCAGAAATGATATTAGTAATAATTCTTTTTTTAGACTCTAAAACAAATTCTAAATTTTTAATAGATTTATTATAGATTGTCACATCAATATCTCTGTAATTATTTTGAGATTCTTTAACGATAGAAGAAATCCACTTATCGACATTCATTAAAGAACGTTCGTTATTTTCAATTAAAATTTGTGAATATTCAATAGACTCATTAATGTAATCACCAGCAATATCTTTACTTAAACCTTTTTTCTGTGATAAATCATCGTAGATATAGTACAATTCAGCAAGGTCTTTATTTTCTAAAACCATAGTTTTTAATTGTGTTATATATGATTTGAATTCAGGTTTACCGTATAATTCAACTGAAGCGTTTTCTATTTTTGTTTTAATCGTTCCGAACGTGTTCATAATGTTTTTATTAATAAATATTTACTAACCCAGTAAATCTTTCAACTTATCGTTGATTTCTGTTAATGTGCTTCTTCCTTTTGACAAATCCATATAATCACTACCTCCAAATAGGTGATCTTCTAATAACATGTTTAAATCATTTTTGTTAAATCCTTCAGGTGTTACTTCACCACCAGGAGGTGCTTCTGCAGGTGCCGCTTCAGGGGCTCCACCCATATCAGGTATTCCACCCATATCAGGCATTCCACCTTCTTCACCACCTTCTGCTCCTGCATCACCAGCAGGTTCACCTTCTTTTTTACCATATAACTTATCTATGGTATCGAACAATCCTGTTTTAGTGATAACCTCAGCAGTTTTACCTAATTCGGCAGATACTGCACGTTCAACTCTTTGTTGTTGAATGTCTAATCTAATTTCATCGTCAGAGAATCCTAATATATGTTTCTTAGCCCAAGACGCAGACACAGGTGCCACCGTGTTTGGAATCTCAGCAACAGCATCTTTATATAATGTGATTTTTTCTTTCCATAATTCAATACCCAATAAATCAGATTGTTTCGATGGGTTATGCAATCCTAATGTAAAGTTTGTTAACTCATCTTCAAATCCTAACAAGAAGAGGTGAATGATTGCGATCTTGTTTAATTCGGCAATCATACATTTTTGAATCCTATTAATTGTCCTTGCAAAACGAATATCTAATAATGATAAGTTTTTACCATCACCAACAGCTTCCTCAAATCCTAAATATGCTTTAGGTATTCTTAATGCTGTAACTAATTTCTTTTGGATGTATTCAATATCACCAATTTCCGCCAAGTTTGTTCCTCCAGGTAATGTTTCAATTGGATTTGTTGCCGATGCATCACGAACAGGGATAAAGTAATCTTGATCTACAGCCAATTGATTGTATCTCATATCAACATTTCCGGTGTTTGGGTCAGAAATTTGATCTCTTTTAAATTTACTGGCAACTCTTTGTACGTATGGATCCACGTCTTTATCATCCATATTCCCGACGAATACTTTAAATACTCTTCTTTCAGGTGCTCTTGATACACGATAAACTAACATTGCATCTTCAGATAATAATAATTGTTTCCAAATACGACGTGATTTTTCTAACATAGAAGTACCGTAAGGTAATTTTCTATCATCTCCTAAAATTCTAAAGTGAGCCACCTCCCAAGTGTTAAATTCCATGTTCTTTTCTTTCCAAGTGAACTTCAACGCATCGTTTTCCATTTCTTGGGAATATTTGTCAGGTTGGAATCTCATTCCTTTTTCCAATCTTTCAATTTGAATATTAGGTAATTGTTGGCAACCTACAATTCCTTTTTCTGGGTCTAATTTTAAGTAAACAAAATTATCACCAAACTTACAAGTGTTTCTTGTCCACATCGGTAAGTTTGTACTGATGTCTAATTTGTTATTAAACAAATCGGCCAATACAGATTTGATTCTTTTTGATTCTGAATAAATTTGTAAGATGTGTCCGTCTTTATCGGGTGTTGTTGATTCTTCACCGTAGATATCTAATGCTGCTGAAATTTCAGGAGTATACTCCATAGATTCGTAGTCATAATATGAAGCCATTCTTGTTGGTTCATAATAAACTGCTTGTTGGTATAGATTACTTTCTACTTTCTGCCATTGTTTACCAATGTACATAGTTTGTTGAGCCTGTAGTTTTTCCTTTTCAAACTCAGACTTATCTGTAGTTTTTAGTAGTTCTTGTTTGTCGAACTTAAAGACGGGGGATTGTTGATCCAACGTGGCGTTAGGTCCGAAAACCTTACCTAATCTCTGCCATACCGTCATTTTATCTTGTGCCATAATTTCTTTTTACTTAAATAATAGTATTAGTCGTAGTAAATTAAACTCTTCTACCCCCGAATAACCATAAATACTTTTCATAATCACTTTTGCTCACTTCTTGTCTTCCGTAATTCATATTACCATATGGGTTAGACGGTAAACCAGGATTATAATTTTGGGAACTTTCTTTAAACGGATTTGTTTCGGTTGTCCAAGATTCTAACATTGCCTTTGTTTGTTCGGTTGCTTTCTCTAATTGTGCAAAAGATGTTTCGCCAACAAACATAGCCATAGCAAATGCCATGATTAAATCATCGTGTTGACCCTTTTGGTGGTCGGGCCTACCATTCACATAAACAAAGGTGTTAAGTTCGTTAAATAGTCTTTGTGATCTTAATGCAAAATCAAATCTTAACGCCTCTTCAAATGATTGAATAATTAAAACTCGTTTTGAATTGAAGTTGATGCCAGGTATTTTATCCTGTGATTTTGGATCCCATTTCCATTTGTCTGCAGGATTAACACCGTCAATATAAAGATTTTTATATCCTAACTCTTGTAATTTTCTTGATGTAGAAACACCCATACCTCCGGTGATATCGGTCACTATAAAGGCATTATACATAGTAGCCCATTTAAATGCGATCTCAGCCAATACATCAGGTGGAATTTTTCCAATATATTCCAATACTTGTTCTCTAGCGTCAAAATCAATAATAGACATAGTACTAAAATCTTCACTATCCCCCCTTGAAACGTCAACTCCCATAATATATCGATGACCCTGTACAGGTTCTTTCCATTGCCAAATAGCACCACCCATAAATTTGTTTTCAGGTTCTCTAATATGGTTTTCTTTAATTTTTTTCATTGTCTCGGCAGGAATAACACTATCCCCCGAACCTAAAAAGTTACATTCTAGCTCTTGTGATATTTTTCTCTTATCGAACTTTAACTTTTTAGCCATCGCCTCGAACCAAGAACTATAAGGTTTGTATCCTTCGTGCTCTACTTTCTTTTTGATATCTTCAAAATCCCTATCACTTACTTTAATATCCGTATAGTTTAATGTGATTTCATCATCTTTATAGTCCCCACGATTTAACATGTAGTGAACAATATCGTTACATTTAATAAGTTTTAAATCTTTAGAATAACGAGGGTCACGGAACCAATACATTTCAGTAATCTTAAAGTCATTCATTCCTTTAACGGCCTGACTATAAATTGAATAGTAAATTGGGTCAAATCCGTTTGGTGTTGAAATAACGATTACCTTACCACCCGTAGATAAGGAGGCCATACAGGCTGACCAGAAATCCTCATCCGCATTGATGTATGCCGCCTCATCGAATATCAATATCGTTGGTGTATAACCACGCAAGGCATCCTTTGATGTTGCAACCGCTTTAACCTCACACCCATTCGTTAATTTAAAGTGTCTTTGTGAGTTCTTTTCATTAGAAAAGGTAACACCTAACCACGAAGGCCATTGATCAACAAACGCACGGACCTTATTCCCCATTTCCATGGCAGTA